GCATAACAAGCGGGTTAGACACAAGATGTTGTTATTTGATCGGTACACCAAGGCAGATTCATTACCTGATTCAGGATACTCCAGCACTCTTCGGGTTGTGGGAAAAGACATACAGCACAAACGGCAACGAGCGCATCCGATTTAAGAATGGCGCAGAGATCATTGTGGTTGCAGCTACTAACGAGGGAGCCCGTGGACTCAGCGTGGATTTCTTCTTCATTGATGAACTTCGGGATATTAAGCCCGAGGCGTGGGATGCTGCGCTGTACACAACACAGGCCAAGCCTGCCTCGCAGATTCTGGCCGTGAGCAATGCCGGTGATAAGGGTAGCCAAATCCTGAATCAATTACGCGAGAAGGGGATCGAGGACAAGACACCTTCATTGAGATGGCTAGAGTGGAGCGCACACCCATCTTTAAAAATTACCGACCGCAAAGCGTGGGCTCAAGCGAATCCGGCTCTTGGCCACACAATAACGGCTGAGATCTTGGAACACAGAATCCGTACTGGTGAGCCGAATCAAGTGCGAACTGAGATGCTGACACAGTGGGTGGACAATCTTGCGAGCCCGTGGCCAATAGGTGCGTGGGAATCGTGCAAAGTAGAAAATATGGTGTTTGAGGCCGGTGCCTCTACATTCTTTGCAATCGATATATCACCGAGCCGAAGACACGCTGCGTTAGTGGGTGCCCAGATGGATGGCGATAAGGTAAAACTCAAATGCCTACAAACTTGGAAGTCTGAAGCCTCGATTGACGATTTAAAGATGGCCAGTGAGATCAATGAGCATATCAAGCGGTTTAGACCCAAGATGTTGTTATTTGATCGGTACACCACGGCTGGGGTTGCAGCTAGATTGGCGCACACCGGCGTTCCGGTGATGGAGATATCCGGCCAGTTGTTTGCCAGTGCGTGCGATGAGATGCTTGCAGCGATGAGCCACAACCGGATTGCTCACGGTGACGAATACGAACTCAGCGAATCAGTGAATTCTTGCGCAATGCGAACCACGGATTCAGGGTGGCGAATCGTAAGAAGAAAATCAGCGGGTGAGGTGGCCAGCGCGATTTGCAGTGCGATGTTGATTTGGTATGCCAACAAGCCACAGGCAGTGGCTGCAATATATGTCAATTAGACACGCCGATATAGCAAAAGGTTAATTTGTCCGGATTTGTCGTATGCTTCCGGTATGGGGTTAATGTCTGCTTTGCGCTTGATTGATAGCGCGATCCCTGAAAGCAAACCAACTATCCAAGCCCAGTACGCACCGCCGGTGATGGAAGGCTTCAGTGCTTATTCTTATTTAAATCCTGCCGTATATGTATCACGCGCCGAGGCACTGGCCGTTCCCAGTGTTTCACGCTGCCACTCACTCATCACTGGAGTTATTGGCAGCTTGCCTTTAAATCTATACAGAAAAAGCACAGGGCAAGAATTAGAAGAACCACTTTGGTTACAACAACCTGATTACAGGCAACCGCGTGCAGTTACTATTGCAGCTACAGTTTCAGATTTATTTATGCACGGTGTTGCTTATTGGGAAGTCACTCAGACCTTTGCAGACAGTGGCAGACCATCTGGCTTTGCGTGGGTTTCATTTGATCGCGTAACACAAAAATTAAATGCAAACAACACACTTGTTATTGGATACACAGTTGATGGTTCAGGATTGCGACCACAAAACGGCTTGGGCAGTATTGTTACATTTCAAGCACTCGACTCGGTGGGGATACTGGGCAGAGGTGGTCGCACTATCAAAGCTGCACTGGATCTTGAGAAAGCAAGTGCAATAGCTGCATCTACTCCATTACCGTCTGGTTTCATCCAGAATACTGGTGCGGATTTGCCAGAGGAACAAATCACTGGACTGCTGGCATCTTGGAAGTTGGCAAGACAACAGAGAAGCACGGCATATTTATCCAGCACTCTCAGATTTGAGCCAACTAACTTCTCTCCTAAAGATATGCTTTACAACGAGGCCAAACAAGCGTTGGCAACTGAAATAAGTAGATTGTGCAATGTGCCTGCTTGGTATTTATCTGCGGATTTAAATAATTCGATGACTTACAGCAATGTGGTAGATGAAAGAAGACAATTCGTTGATTACACACTTCGCCCATTTATTTCTGCAATCGAACAAAGACTTTCAATGGATGATCTCACCGCCCGTGGAAATCAGGTTCGCTTTGAGTTGGATGAAACTTTCTTGCGATCAGATGCATTAACGCGCTTGGCAGTAATTGAAAAAATGTTACAACTAAATTTGATCACACTAGATCAAGCCAAAGAAATGGAAGACCTAACCCCGAACGGAGCAGGCAGTGGATCAACAGCCCTTACACCTGACCTTTAACACAACGGTTGAATCTAGCGATGCACAACGCCGGATCATTGCAGGCAAGATCGTGCCATTTGGCGAGATCGGCAATACCAGTGCAGGCCAAGTTGTATTTGAAAAAGGATCCATCAGTTATAACACTGGTGGCAAAATTAAACTTTTACTTGAGCACAATGCAAAGGATCCAATCGGGATGATGCAAAGTGCCAGTGAGGATGCCTCAGGCATTTACGCATCCTTCAAAGTAGCACCAACCACCAAAGGCAATGATGCTCTTATTGAAGCTTCAGAGTTGCGCGATGGCTTGAGTGTTGGCGTGATTGTAGATGCAGCAGAACCACGCAATGGCATCCTTTATGTTACAAAGGCCAGCCTTCGTGAAGTGAGTTTGGTTCAGGCAGCAGCCTTCTCCAGTGCAGCGGTTCAATCCGTGGCAGCTAGTGAAGCGACACCTGAGCCAGTAGAGGAAACACCAACCCAACCAACCGAAGAGAGTGAGGCCAGCGTGGAAAACGCTACCCCAGCAACCGAGGTAGAAGCCCAAAAGGTCGAAGCCTCACAACCGTCACACACTCCAGTGGCACACACTGAAGTTCGTTCACCAATCAAAACCAAATCACAATACTTGCAACACTCAATTTATGCACGCTTAGGCAATGATGATTCCCAGCAATACATTCGTGCTGCTGATGCCTTTGCAAAGAAAGCAATGAACTTCGCAGATGATAGTTTCACAACTAACCCTGCATTTTCTCCAGTGCAATATGTACCAACAGTGGTTGATAGTTCAATCGGATCTCGCCCAACAATTGATGCTTGCGGTGGAACTCGCGTAATGCCTGCAAGTGGAATGACTATCTCACATCCAAAAATTACGACCAATGGTTCTGTGGCTCTAACTGCTGAAGGTGCAGGCCCATCTGAAACCGGCATTGTTTCATCTTATGTAAATGCAACTGTAACCAAATACGCCGGTTTACAACGCTATTCGCAAGAGCTTCTTTTAAGAGCAGATCCAAGTTTCTTTGATGCAATGCTTGAGAATATGACTCGGGCTTACAATCGTGCAACTGATTCAGCCGTAATTGCTGCAATCACTGCTGGTGGTACACAAGCAACAGCAACAGCTGCATCATCTGCCGGTATTATTTCATTCGTATCTACTGAAGCACCAGCTGCATATTCTGCAACCGGTGATGTAGCAACAGCATATGTTGCAGGAACTTCTCAGTGGTCATTATTGATGTCCAGCGTGGATACAACTGGAAGACCGATTTATAATGCCGGAACTCCTCAAAACGAGGCAGGCCGTGCAACACCAACCAGCCTTCGCGGAAATGTTCTTGGCTTAGATCTTTATGTTGATGCAAATATGGTTAACACAACCATTGATGAGTCAGCATTTATCATCGTGCCTTCTGCAATCGCAATCTACGAATCACCAGTACTTCAACTCTCAACCAATGTTCCAACTTCCGGAGAAATCGAAACCGAACTCTTTGGATTCTTGGCAACTGCGGTGCTCGTATCAGGTGGATTACGCCGCTTTAACCTAACCTGATCTAAACCCTAGACCGGCCGCCCCTTGCCCCTAGTCCGGCAGGGGGTTGGCCTCTAAACTGAAAGGAGATACCAATGCCCGCAACTTATGTAACAATGGCTGAACTTCGCACAAATCTTGGCATTGGTACGCTCTATACAGATGCAATAGTTGAGGAAGTAGCACAAAGCGCTGAGGATATTGTTAAAAGTTATCTTTGGTTTGATGACTATTACGCAACAGCGCAGCAACTCACTAGCGGAGTTTGCACGCTTTATTTTGATAATCCCGTTGGACTTTACAAAGGCCAAACCGTAGTTGTTACAAATGCTGGTTCAAAGTACACGGGCAGCAAAACAATTGCCTCATTGCCAAATGATTATTCAATAACCTACACAGCCAACGGGCAATCTACCGATGAGCCAAGGCACGCAATCCGGCCACCGGCCACAGTAAGCGCAACAACTCACATTGATTATGCAACAACCCCAGCAGTGCGCGAAGCCTCAATGATGATCGCAGTGGACATTTGGCAAGCACGCCAAGCCCCAAGCGGTCAAGGCGCGAGCGTGGATGGATTTGCACCGTCACCATTTAAGATGGGCAACACCCTGATTGCGCGTGTGCGTGGCCTTCTTGCCCCGTATATGTCACCAAATGCAATGGTGGGGTAATGCCTACCGCAATTACAACCCTGCGCACAACACTTGCAACCACTTTGGCCAATGCCGGTGTTTGGAGCACTTTTGCCTTTCCACCAAGCGCTCCAATTGCCAACTCAGTTCTTGTAATGCCTGATGATCCCTATTTGGTGCCAAACAACCAAACCAGATCCAGCATTCAGCCATTTGCACGGTTTAAAATTATGATCCTGGTGCCATTGTTAGACAATCAAGGCAACCTCAATAGCATTGAAACTTTTGCCGTGGCCGTGTACAACAAACTTGCAGCAGCTAGTTACACACTTAACATTTCAGGATTCAGCGCACCTTCAACCTTAGCCCTAGCAACCGGCGATCTTTTGACAATGGATTGCTCAATTGAAGTATTAACAGATTGGTCGTAGCGATGAATTACAAAGTTTTAGCAGGCACCGTGGGTGGCAAACCAGCCGGTTCAATCATTACTGATAAGGACTTAACCCCAAACACGAACATTGAAGCACTCATTCAGGGTGGCTCAATCAAACCGGTAAACGAAAAACCAAAGAAAGATGAGGACACAGAATAATGCCAACAACAACCTTCTTAAACAACACTTTGGTTGTTACGCTTAACTCGGTTGATCTAAGCGACCAAGTGACAGCAGTTACAATCAATCAGACCTTTGACGAGTTAGAAACCACCTCAATGGGTGCAACTTCTCACACATTTGTTAAAGGCCTAGAATCCAGCACCGTAACGCTTGATTTTATCAACTCTTACGCATCATCTGAAGTTGCAGCAACCTTGCAAGCAGCTTATGGCACAACAGTACCGTTGGTAATTAAGCCAACAAGTGCAGTGATTAGCGCAACAAATCCTGAATACCAAACAACCATTTTGGTAAACAATCTCACACCAGTATCAGGCAGCGTTGGCGATCTCAGCACCCAATCAATTACTTTCACTTGCAACTCACCAATTGTTGTGGATGTAACCGCGTAACAACTAACCTGAAGGGCTAGGCAATGGCTAAGTTAAAGATCACACGCACCACCGGTGAGGTTCAAGAGTTTGAAATCACACCAATAATTGAATATGCGTTTGAACAGAATAAAAAGAAAGGCATACACAAAGCCTTTGCTGATGACCAAATGCAATCTGATGTGTACTGGTTATGTTGGGAAGCCATCCGGCGATCCGGCGAAACCGTGCCCGTGTTTGGTGAGAAGTTTCTGGAAACGCTGAAGGCAGTTGAGGTATTAGATAGCGACCCTTTAGGGGATTGAGTGGCAAAGACTCACTCACCTATTTGGTCGCAAGTCTAAGTGTTGAAACTGGGATCGCTCCCAGTGAGTTTATCGGGATGGATCCGGTAATGCTAAAAATGATTTTACGAGTGCTTGAGGAAAGGGCAAAGGCGATAAAAGATGCAAGCCGCCAAAATCCAAGGACTCAACGCCGCAATTAAGAACATCCGGCGCATTTCACCTGATCTACTTAAAGAGATGAACCGCGAGATTAAAGTTTTAACCAAAGAGATGGTTAGCGATGCCAAAGGATATGCACCGCGCACCGTGCCTGCTGGATTGAGCAATTGGGGCAACACCGGTGGGCAATGGTCAGCGTTCAATAGTTCAGAAATTATCAGAGGCATACGCATAAGCACTGCGCGCAACAAAATTGGCAATAACGGCTGGTCATCTCAGGTCAAGTTGCTTAATGCCTCAGCTGCTGGTGCTATCTATGAAACAGCAGGCCGAAAGAATCCAACCGGTCAGCCGTGGGTGGGGCCAAATGGTGGTGGTGGCAAACGCTACTCAAAGTCACGCAATCCAAATGCAGGCAGACAATTTATTGAAGCGATCGAAAGAGATTCAGGCATCACAGTGCGAGGCGAAAAACAAGGGCGCATTATCAACAAGGCATTTGATGAGAATAAGGCCGAGATTGTGCCAGCAGTGACAAGCGCAATATTTAGAGCATCCGAGAAGTTCAACGCATTACCAAAGAAGGTGCGCAATGGCTAGAGGCAACGCATATGGCATCCCGTTAATTATTACGGCTGATACACGCGGAGCAAAAAAGGCTGACAAATCACTTAAGAGTTTAATTAAAAACACTAAGTCTTTTGGACTTACTAGCAGGCTGAGTATTGGTGCAGCGAGCGTTGCACTTACTGCATTTGCCAAGAAGTCAGTTGCAGCTGCACTGGCCGATGAAAAGGCTCAAAAGAGCCTAACTCAAACGCTCAAGAACTTGGGATTGGCTTACAGCACCGTTGGTGTAACCAATTACATTGACAGCCTACAAAGGGCAACCGGCGTATCTGAGGATGAACTTAGGCCAGCATTTCAAAAATTACTTTTGGTGCTTGGTGATGTTGGCAAAGCCCAGAGTGCACTATCACTTGCAATGGATATTTCAGCGGGCACTGGCAAGGATCTCAACGCAGTTTCAATGGCATTGGCCAAAGGTTATTCAGGGCAAACCACAGCCCTTAGCAGGCTAGGCGCAGGCTTAGACAAGTCACTGCTCAAGTCTGGTGATATGGAAGCCATCACTGCCCAACTATCTAAACTCTTTGCAGGCCAAGCACAGGCAGCCGTTAAAACTTATGCCGGACAAATGGCAATTCTTACAGTTGCAGCAACCGAGGCAAGCGAGATTATTGGATTTGCCCTAGTTGATTCAATTGCCAAATTGAGTGGTGATGATGGCGTTAAAGGTTTAGCCACACAAATGGAAACCTTAGCACTAGCAAATGCAGATGTGCTAGTTGGCTTTACTGACATTCTGGCCAAGTTTAAGATTATGAAAAATGCAAAGCCAAGCAAGGGATCAATTCTTGATTTAATCCCAATTATCGGCCCAAGCCTTACAAATATATTGCGAGGCAGAGGCGAGCGGATAAGAGAATCACAAACGGCAAGAAGTGAAGCAAACCCATTTGATCGTGGCCTTAACAATCGGGCACTAGAACTTGCAAATAAGATTGTGGCAAAGAAAAAAGAAGCTGCAAAGATTGATAAAACAGCAGCGGCCAATACCAAATTACAAAAGATGTTTGACATTGATGCGATCCAGATTGCAGCTGCGCTAAAGGGCAATATCAGCGAACTAGATCGCAAGAGCCTTTTGGCAATGCAAGCCCTTAAGACCGAGGACAAGAACGACGATATAACAGCCCTGAAAGAACTGGAACAAGCCAAGATCAACGCGGATGCAGCTGACAGATCGCGCAAGATTTCAGCACTTCAGGACACTATAGCGATCAACAAATTAGCCCTTGCAGATGTTGAAAGCACTTTGGCCAAGATAACCAAACTGCCAGTGCCAATTGTTACTTATGCCGGTGGATTGTTTGCAGGTACTTCACTTGCACCAGGTGGCACAAATGCTGGAACGCAAGCACCAACAATTCCATCAACAGCAATGCCAAACACAAATGTTGCACCTACATTTAGCCAAGATTTAATTGATTTAATGGAGCCAAGAGGCGCACAAACTAACGCGCAAAGCATTACCGTAAACTTGCAAGGTGGCATAAATATTGGCACGCAATACGAGTTTTATGAATCAGTACAAAGAGCCGTGCAAGAGGCTAACCGCAACGGTTGGAGCACTTCAGGTTTGGCAACCGGATGAGCCTGCCCGCAATTGCGGTAATCCTTAACTTCTCAAGTGGCCCGTCATTTGGTCAGGCAATGATTATTGGATCAGGCGTGCTTGGCGTGAATGTCTTGGCAGATTCTGCAACCATCACAGCCGATGTTTCAGACACAGTGCAGGCGGTAAATATCAACCGAGGCCGTAACGCACTTAGCGATGTATTTCAGACCGGTACTTGCAGTGTTGTGATTGCAGACCAAGAAGGTGCATTTAACCCTGAGAACACGGCCAGCCCTTATTACGGCCTAATACAACCATTGCGCAAAATCACGATCACTGCCACAGATCCGGCCACTGGAATTGTTTGGGCGATGTTCGCGGGTTACACCACTGGATTTAATTATCAGCAAAGCCGTGATGTTGGGGTTGTAAGCACAACCACAATCACAGCCGTGGACGGATTCAGACTTGCCAACCTTGCCACGCTTACAACCGTTGCAGGATCCTCAGCCGGTGATTTATCTGGTGCGAGGATCGGGCAAATACTGGATGCCATTTCTTGGCCAGCCTCGATGAGAAGCATAGATTCAGGCGCAACTTTAGTGCAGGCAAATCCAACAACTTCAGCAACAGCACTCGCCAAATTGCAACAATGCACCGATTCAGAATATGGCGCAATTTACATTGATGCCTCTGGCAATATGGTGTTTCAGGATCGAGCCTTTACCTCATCCAGCATTGCAGCTACACCAACGGTGTTTGCAGATGATGGCACGGCAATTCCTTATTCACAGGTTAAGTTTTTATTTAATGATGATTTGGTTTACAACTCAGGAAGCGTTACCCGTATTGGTGGCACGGCTCAAACAGCCGAAAATGCCTCATCTATTGCCCTTTACTTCAAACACTCATACAACCGTACTGATTTAATTATGCAAACCGATGCAGTGGCCTTGGATTATGTCAGGGCTTACATTGCATCTAGGCAAGCAACCACAGTGCGCACGGATATGTTGAGCATTGACCTAAACACAACCAGCACGGCCGGTGTTACAGCTGCATTGCAGTTGGACTACTTCGACCCAATCACGGTAAAAAGCACGCAACCGGCAGCAACGGGAACCAGCACCCTAGACAAAACCTTGCAAATCTTTGGGGTATCTCACGCGGTTACGCCAAACACTTGGGTTACGACCTTCACAACTCTTGAACCTATTATTGATGCTTTCATTATTGGGTCAAGTCAATACGGGATTTTAGGCACTTCGGTACTATCATACTAACCACAAAGGAGCAATAGATGGCAACAGGATTTCCAGCAGCTACAGGTGATGTGCTTAGTGCTGCAATGTTTAACGGGCTAGTGTCCTACACGATCAACACTCAAACCGGTGCAACCTACACACTCGCAAGCACTGACCAGTATCAGACACTTGTCATTACTTCCAATGCCTCGACTAAAACCGTAAGCATCCCAACAGATGCCACTTACGCATTCCCAAACGGCACGGCAATAACTATTCTTAACACAGGTGCAGGACTTCTAACCATCAATGCAGTCACTTCTGGAACTACTACAGTTACAAGTGCAGGTGCTACAAGCGCAAGCCCAACAGTGGCACAATATAAAGCAGCCGTAGCAATTAAGACAGCCACAAATGCGTGGACAGTTGTTGGAGCAGTTGCATAATGATTGGAAACATAGTTGCAGGAGTCACTGGAATAACTGCACCCGTTGCCCCAAGCACAGTGGAGTTTTTGGTAGTGGCAGGTGGTGGCGGTGGCGGTAGCGGTTCAACTGGTTACGGCGGTGCTGGTGGCGGTGCTGGTGGTATGCGTTGCACGACTACTGCAACTGGCGGTGGAGGCAGTGTTGAAAGTCAATTAGCCGTTACTGCTGGAATTGCCTACACCGTAACTATTGGCGCAGGCGGTAATGGTGGTACAAATGCAGCCGGTACAGTCGGGCAAAACTCAGTTTTTAGTAGCATTACTAGCACTGGTGGCGGTCAAGGTGCAGGTGTTACCGGAACCGTTGCAGGTGGAACCGGTGGCTCTGGTGGAGGTTCGTTTTATACACAAAACGGCGGAGCCGGAACAGCAAATCAAGGTTACGCCGGTGGTAAAGAAGTAGTCGCTAACGGTAACGCTGGAGGCGGTGGAGGTGGAGCCGGTGCAGTCGGAGTTAATGCCGCAGCTTCACAGGTAGCCGGTGCTGGAGGTGCTGGAGTATCAACCTCTATAAATGGTACTTCAACTGCATTTGCCGGTGGTGGTGGAGGCGGTGCGCCTTTAACAGGTGGTGCAGGTGGCACAGGCGGAGGCGGTGCCGGTGGGTCAAATGCTGCAGGTACAAATGGAACTACTAACCGAGGTGGTGGAGGTGGGGGAGGTTCTAACTCATCTGCTCCAGTAGCAGCCGGTAATGGTGGCAGCGGTATTGTAATTATTGCCTACCCTGACACTTTTAAAGCTGCAACACTAACAAACTTAACTTATACGACCCCTACTCGCGCTGGGTATCGGGTTTATCAAATTACAGCCAGCAGCGCAGGAACGATCACCTTCTAATGGCTCATCACGCAAAAATTGAAAACGGAATTGTTACTCAAGTGATTGTCACTTGCGATGATGATGAGGATGTTTTTGCAGATCGTATGATGGCCGAAACCGGCGAACAATGGGTGCGAACAAGTTACAACGGGCGCATTAGATACAACTTCGCAGGCGCGGGCTATGTTTACGACTCAATTAGAGATGCGTTCATTGCCCCAAAGCCTGATTGTGGACACGCTGAACTGGTTTTAACGCCTGAAACTTTACGATGGAATTGCGACAATGATGAACACAAACTTGAAATCAGATAACGGTTGGCCAGCAAGTAAAGATCCTGCTGAAATTGGCATCAAATCTTATTTGATTAAGGGCACTGATATAAAGATTAGATGTGCAAAAAAGGCAGGCCCATTGTTGGCGGCATTTGCAGCTGAGTTCAATGAGAAAATTGAGCCAATAGACAAAGGCGCATTAGATGATTGGGGTTATTGCTTTAGGATGGTGCGAGGTCGTGAGGATCGGCTAAGCAATCACAGCAGTGGCACGGCTATTGACCTCAACGCATCTAAGCATCCACTGGGCGCAGAAAACACATTTGCCGAGGGCAAGGCTGCAATAATTATTGAATTGTGCGCCAAGTACGGCTTAAAGTGGGGCGGTACTTATCGCAACCGTAAGGATGAAATGCATTTTGAAGTTTGCCTGACCCCTAAACAGGCAACAGAGCGCATCACTGCGCTTGGATTGGAGCAGTAAATGGCAACACAAATAAAAGCAGCTTGCGGAACTTATATCCGTGCTTTGCTAACCATCCTATTGACCTTGATGGCCACAATAGGAAAATCACCAATTGAGTTTTCTGGTGAGGATTGGAAAATGGTAGCCAATGGACTTTGGGCATCTCTTTTGCCGGTCATTATGCGTGCCTTGAGCACAAATGATGACAAATACGGTAGAGCACCAAAAGAGTAAAGCCCGACACGCGGGGCAGGTGTTGCGCAATGTCTGCCCCTAGTGTCACACTAATAGTCCGGACTAGGAAAGGACTAGAAATGACAACTTCAATAACTATAAAAATGACACCTCAAGACTTTGATCTGCTCTCAGATATGCAGATGGAGTGGGGCGATAAGGGCTGGATGGCTCAGGTCAATGAAGGCCGATTTGAAGACACCGAGGTTGCACTCTTGGCTGAGCCAATGAAGTGGGCCTACTGGTTTGATAGCCCTCTCAGCTGCATCTTGGCTAAGAGTTATCTTGCATCTAACAAACTAGGCTTTTTTGCGACCTACGATCTAGCCTCAGAATCTTGGGTTATATTTACTGACTACGCAACCCGCGTGGATGCTTAAGGTGGCCGCCAATACGGCATTTGCCGTGATGGTTGCGATGTACATTGCCATTTGCTTTGGATGCGTACTCATTGGATATGCCATAGGCCACCGAGATGGCAAGCACATAGGTTACAAACGAGGCCGTGCGATCGGCTACACCAAGGCCAAGCAGGATTGGAACCTAACTAATGGCATTTAACCTTGACGATTACCAACCAGTGGATGAGCGGATTGCCCTATTTTGGGTCAAATATCCTGAAGGTCGCATTGATACCGATTTGGTGTTTAACGATGGCAAGTGCTTTATTATTAAAGCCACTGCATACCGTAATGATGGCACGATTATTGCCACAGATTACGCCCAAGAGATCATTGCAACTCACGGTGTGAACGCTAACTTTGCCCTAGAGAATGGATGCACCAGTGCGATTGGCCGAGTGTTGGCCACTGCTGGATTCCAAGCCAAGATTGGCAAACGCCCCAGCCGTGAGGAAATGGCAAAGGTGCAACGGGTTGCAGCTGGTGATCCAATGCCAAACGATGATCTATGGAACAAACCGGCTGATCCTGATTTGGCTACTGCAATGCAGGTGCTTAGCAGTATCGCTACACCTTTGGAGCGTGAGCCTAATGTTCGTGCTCATCCCTGCAAACACGGCACCAGAGCTCATAAAGAGGGCACCAGTGCAGCAGGCAAGAAGTGGGAAGGTTATTTCTGCGAAGCCACACCAAAGAGCCAACAATGCGCCCCAGTGGGTATGGATGGCAAAGAGTGGGTGAAGCGTGGGTGATCTAGAGATTTACTTCCCAGACAAGACCGCACTTCATTTCACCAGCACCGGCGTTAGTGACCACGATTCAGAAATCTGCGATGGATGCAACACACGGCAATTCATCACAGGTGGCATTATGAGTGACCAGATATTCGTGTGCTCACGATGCCGTTCGATAGATCGCAATGAATGAATTACAACTATTTACATATTTGAAGAGCCGGTACATACCTGATCTGCTAATGAACCCTGATCCGGTCGCACGCTTCGATTGTGAAAGTCAGCAGCTAGGCGTTTACATAGAACTCAAAAGCCGACAAACTCATTATGACGAATTGATGATTGAGCGCGACAAATACGATGCAGTGACTCAAAAGGCTTGGACTGCTGGAAAGACCGCGCTTTACATTTGCTCTACACCCAAGGGCATTTGGTCATTTAACTTAAACAAACTCACAATGCCAGCGTGGTTTTACTTCGATGGATTGCCTGCAACTACTGAGTTTGCAAATACTGACACAGTAACCAAGGTTGTGGGATTCTTACACATCAGGCGCGGTAAAAGGATCGGTGCCTATGGCGCAAGATGATCTACTGGACTTCCCATTTGATGATATTCCACTAGCCAAGACCAGCGATGATTATTATACGCCTAAATGGGTATTCGATGCACTTGGTTTGGAATATGAGTTTGATGTGGCCAGCCCAGTTGGCGGAATCTCTTGGATACCGGCTAAAAAGTACTTCACACAGTATGACGATGGCCTAGCCCAAGATTGGGCAGGCAAGCGTGTGTGGATGAATCCACCTTACTCAAAGCCTGCACCGTGGATAGATAAATGGCTTGAGAATGGCAATGGCATCTGCCTTGTAGCAGCTAGTAGAAGCAAGCCTTTTACTAAGTTGTGGGAAGGTTGCGATGGGATTGCCTTTATGCCTGCAAACCTGAAGTTCGTGAGTGGGATGGGCAAAGAGGCTGGGATCTATATGCCAACGGTGATCGCTGCAATAGGTGCTGAGAATTTAGCTGCACTTAAATCCAGTGGCATTGGATATGTCAGATGATGCCAGATGGAGTCAGGTACTTTAAATGCCGTGGAGTATGCCAAGCACCTGCACCATTTACTACATTCACCTGCTACGACCTGCCAGAGGGCTTGTCAATGATCCAGTGCCTTGATTGCCTATTCGTCACAGTAGCGATGGATGAAAACGCCCTAAAACGCAAGCCACGCACCTTAGAAGGGGAGTTTAAATAATGGATCAAACAATCAGCCGATGCATTAAATGTGGGCAGTGGCTAGAGGCAACACACCGAGAGTGCCGTACTTGCTTGATTTGGGATAGTAGGAAGGCTTAGGATGCCATCCTTGACTCTACTGCGTGAGTATAAACGGCAGGGCGCACTGACACTGCGTTGTAGCCCGTCTGAGGGGCAACCTCTGGCCTGCCCTCGTCAATGGCCAACCCTCTCATTGGGGGGGTCAGGGGGGGCAATAAGGTTGGTGTTATGCCTTACGCTTTGTCTGGTAGCTGCACTACCTGCAAAGGCTCAAGATCAACAGACTTGGGAAGTACACCTTCTAAAAATCACTAGAGATTACAAAGAGTACAAATGCGTGAAGAGGCTAATCTACAAAGAATCCTCGAACAACCCAGATGCGAGGAACGGTTCACACTACGGCCTTCCACAAGGTCGCACACGGTACTTGGCCTCAGCCTCACCAACGGCGCAGATAACTTGGATGATGAAATACATAAGAGCAAGATACGATGATGGGTGCAGTGCACTACGGCACAGCGATACAAAGGGCTGGTACTGATGGGCTTAGCACTTCAATCCACTGAGTGGAAAAGAATAAGATTAGAGATTCTCCAAAGAGATCAGTACACCTGCTATATGTGCG